CGCGCTGACCGCTGGTTGTGGATGAAAACGGGTCAGCCGCGTTATTGGCAGTTGGCACCGGTAGATCGACATTGCCGCAGTCGCCACCGGCAGACGCCGACATGAGTGGCACACCGGACATGCGGCGGTTGTCATCCATGAACACCACGTCGATTGAATGCGATTCGTGGTGAACACCCACTACCCGGCACATATGTATCATATCGCCCCCTGCGCTTCGATTTCGCCGATATATGGATTATTTGGTATCTGCGTCCGATTGATAAACATCGTACCCCTGTCGAATTGCACGGTAGTGTAAAAGCCATGGAAAGGCATGAATTCATGCGTTACGGTATGCGCGTAAACCTCGCCTACATACTGCTGACCGACGCCACGATGCAGGTTTAGATAAATACCGGCCTGAATCGCCTCATTGCCACGCAACCGCAAACTACCTTGCTCGAAAACAGCGTTGTCCTTGTTCATGCTTACTAGCAGCGTCCGGCGCTTATCTACCCAGGTAAGCGCATTTTTTCCTTCCTTATTGTTATCGGCCTGCTTGTTGGCATTTGAAAATGTCGATTGGATGCTATCCATATTAGTGGAAACCTCAAGCTTCCTGGTTCCGAATACCGAGCGCAGGCAGTTTTGATAGTTGAACTGCACAAAGTCGCCATTGCCGACGCTATATGCCATGGCCTGCCAGTCCAACCCCAGCATGATGGAAGCCCTGCCAACTCCAACCCAATAATAATTTGCAACAGCCTCATCAGACCGATAAACGCTCTGGCTAACAATGTCTGCAGATGGAATGTCCAGGAATGTCGTTGAGCCCTGAATAAAGTTACCCTTCCCATCGCGGAACGGAATCGGCCTAACTACAAGATTTGGCCCAGCCTCTGTATCTTGCACAAACATTTCATTGAATGGGCCAATATCCAACAGCTCATGCATGATCTCATATATGGTGTTGTCGTTATAACCGTTCAGCGCGATGGGGTTGATATTCCCATCAATTCCTGTTCCAGTTGTTGTCCAGTTATTTAGCTGAGTCGCGCCAAGAGCTGAAGCATTGGATATGGCGGTAATCGCCGACATGAAAGGCGTCAATATCTTGCTTGCCACTAAATTTACAAAATCATTGCCGCTCATGGCCTTATTTGCACCTTCGGGGGCATAGGTCTGGAAAAACCTAAAATCATTTAGAGCATTAACCGACTCTGGAGTGAATGGGAAATACTGAATTCGGTAAATTTGCATAAACTTCGCAAAATCATGACCGGTAATGCTGACATGCCGCTGGGGCTTGTCGCCATTCATGGTTTCGCCACGACTGATCCCTGTTACAAGTCCACGCATTACCAGTGAAATTTTACCGCCGCTAGGCAGAGTCGAAACGTCGTGGACCATCCTGATTTCCACAATATCCATCGGCTCTATCAGCGCATAAATGCTTTCCAAAAAATTCGGAAGCGGCATGTCGGCGAATTTGATATGGAACCCGCCACACGGCTGCCTAGTTGATTTTGTGGTCTGCACAACGGAGCCATCTCCAAGGTATTGGGTAATATTGATGCCGTACAACCCCTGATAGCGAACCTGCGCAGCCGGAAGTGAACCAATAATATTCGTGCGATGATTAGACTTAATAAGCGTTACATCGAGCTGTGGCTGATAAACTCGCATCAAGCCCCCGCGTATAAGTTGCCGCCGCCAAACGATGTCGACACAGAGAACGGGTCGGCAATCAGCTTTCCATCGCTTCCGAACAAGCGGACATCAATACCGTGCTTGAAAGTCATGGTGTCAGATGATTTTCCCGTTCGCCTTCTTTGATTTGACGGCATCTGATCCATGGCTTTATAAGCCAACCCAAGCCTTCGTCCATATGATGAAGTTTCGCCTGGAGCCTCGTAAACCTGATGGGTAAGCCATTCCTTATCCTCAAGAGTTTTTGCGGCACGTAGACGTTCGTAAAACCGGGAGTGCGTACCATGTAACTCCTCTGTCATGAATCCCACATTAGCTTCTGGGTCGTCATGCGATAAACCTGTTCTAGCAAGATATTCACGAAACGCTCGCTGCCGATCTCCGCGCCAATGCGCCATACCCATAACACCCAGGCCGCCACCAGAATTCGGGTCATGCAGCACCTTGAAGCCGCCGGTTTCGAACGCGGCACTCCCAACCAGCGCGGCCGCATCCATTTCGCTCATCTCCGGGTTTTTCTGCATCAACATTCCCTTTAGATCGGCAAGATTTTTGCCTTTGAATGCTGGAATGACAGATGGAATAGTTGGAGAATCGAGAGTCCCGCTTGTTTTTGGTTTTTTTTGACCAACAGCAGACAAGGCTCTATCAATTATTTCAGGCGTCTCTAATGGATAGTATTGAGGATTTTCACGAACTTTGCTCATCAACCATTCGGCAATATTGCTACGTTCTTCGTCTGAGCCGGCTCCAGAAATTTTTGACACCACATCATCAATTTCATGCATTCGATCCGAATGATAGGATTTAATCATCGGCACACCAGTCATATTATTGCCGCTAATATCAACCCCGTATTTATCCCGTTCTATCCTTTTTATAAGCGGGTTATTATCACCGGAAAAAAACTTTACGATCTCAAGAATTCCGTCTTTTGCTATAGTTTCAACACCTATCAAGTCTGACACTTTTTCTTGAATTTTGTTTTGAATATCGATTTGCGTAGTCTGAGCCTTCTGCCCGTCGTCGACGTCATATTTTGCGGTTAGGTCCAGCAGCATTTTTTTAAAGTTTTCGCCATAACCTTCCCTTTTCATAATGGAGTCTGCCGCACTTTTCTCGTCACCGTGCAGCTTGCCGCTTTCGATAAGCTTGTCGTATTGTTTGACCATAGCCTCGGTACTATCATCGCCACCCTTAAGCAGCTGAGACATAACCGCAACCTGAGAAGGCTGAAGCTTATCAAGCCCAATATGATAGCGGTGTAATTCGGATTCAAGCCTGCCGAGACCTGGGTCTTTTTGCAGGCGATCAATCAGAACCGCCGCCTGCTGCTGATTACCGCCAAACATTCCTCTGAACATGGAATTTTGCATATAACTATTGCCACCAGCAACGCTATTGATGTAATTCATGCCGATGCCGAACATATTTCGGTAACCGGAACCATCAATACTTTGACGAGTGCGACGCAGCTGATCGACTGTGGACTGATCCTTGTTCTCCATTGCTACTTTCATTTGCGCAGAATCCTCAGCGAACAGCGGCGACAACTCGCCGAATGCGCCGGCAGTTTGCATGGTGCCAAAATCCAGCATGGACATACCCGGTAACGCACGCTGCGCGGCCATCAACCAATGGTAGCGCGAGGCGTCGCCCTTGGTACCGCCACCGGACGCCCCGGAATTCATCATATTCATCAGGTTTGCCGCGCTATTGGGATCACCGCTAACGCCGGAATAATTGCTACCAGTAAGTGTTGATAAGTACGAGGCGTACTGGCCAACACCGGGTGCGGACATGGCGTTTTGCGCGTAATGCGACGCCATACCGGATAACGCCGAAAGCACCTCATCCATTTTTGCCGACGTACCGCCGCGCTGAACTGATTCACCAATCATCAGTGCCAGACGACGATTATCAGTATCGTTACGCGCGCCGCCAACCAACTTCATGTTGGCAAAAAAATCGGTAGCCGCGCCTGGAGCCATGCCATACCCTTGCGCAAAACCAAGAGAAGTGCGCATGCTACTGGCAATATAGCCTGTTTCGTCACCAGATAATCCCGCTATTTTTGCAAATTGATTGGCAAGATTTGCGGCCTCGTTATCGGTAACCCCGAAACCGGAAATCACATGACGCACAGAGTCGCGTAAAAGATCGAAATCAGTCGTGGTTGACCCAAGGGATCGGCGAAGCTCTGAATACATCCTGGCTTCGTCCTTTGCTTGGCCCATGTGCCTATCGGCTGTACCCCCAATAATCCCGCCAACAGCCCCGCCGACTATTCCGGCTGCGCCAGGAAGCAGCGAGCCCATACCGGCACCGAAAGTGCTATAACCACCACCTCCACCCATGATAGACCCACCAGCAAACCCAATAAGCTTGGATGCTCGATTTGCCCATTTTTCATTTTTGGCTTGCTGTTCAGCCTGGAATCTTGCAAAAGCCTTTTCCGAAGCGCTTCCCGAAGCAAGTTCAGCGCGATCTGTATCAAGTTCGGCAGCATAATTCCTAAAATATCCTGAGATATTCTTGTTTTTTGATGAGCCAGCTTCCTCAAGCTTCGAGGCAACCCCAGCCGCTTTGTTCAGCGCATCTTGTGCAGCCTTTAGGTTTTTGACATACTGAGCAGACTTTTTGTCGCCCTTGTCGAGTGCGGCAGTTAACTTGTCGGCGGCCTTTACAAGCGCATCCAGTTCGGCCTTGGAGCCCTTAAAATTAAAGTGCGCTTTGCCTGATTCGGTCTTTAGCTTGTCGCCGAACTGCGCAACTGTGGATTTCAGGCCATTTAGCTCAGCCTCGAATTTACTGAGGTCGGCTTCTACGGTTATTTTGGGATTATTGGACATATCAAAATCCGATGATGGTATCTTGATATATTACAGTCACGACAATACAGCAAAAATCCACGCCGCAAAGCCGTTATTGACCTATAATTGAAAGATTCTTTAAAAAGTCAATTTAGAGGAATCATGACGCCATCCCGCATTGAAGTACCGTACAACGGCCAAAGTTTTTTCATAGATATTGCTGATGGAAACATGGTAAACCTTCACATGATATTTCAAATATCAGGAGCGTCCGCAGGCAAAGAACCAAAGGAGTGGAACAAGCTTGAAAGCACAAAAAACTTAATAAAATCAATAAACGGGGGGAAATCCCCCATTTTAAAAACAAAGCGCGGCATCGGCGGAGGCACATGGGCGCACTGGCAACTGGCGCTGTCATATGCTCAATACCTTTCGCCAGAACTGCATTTGGCAGTAAACCAAGTTTTCAAGGAGCGCCTTGAGGAAGCAATCGATCCAGAGCTCGGAATTACCAGAAGCCGGGAGAGGGCCGTAAAAAAATGGAAAGACCAAGGCCATGATGACGAATGGATTGCGGACCGGAATAAGCATATCGACACCAGGAAAATGTATGTAGACACACTTCTGGAGCACGACGTAAAACCCAACCATGAAATAGGCATCTGCACGAATAAAATCTACAAAGGAATTTTCAGGAAAGACAAATCGGAACTGGAACAGGAAATCCGCGCCAAGAATCCGGACTTGCCTAAAAGCATAAACATAAGAGACCATGCCAGGCGGTCATCAATCGCCGCCATTGGCCTCGCTGAAGCGCTCGCAGCCGAAGAGATTGACGACTTCAATGTGCGCGGCGTGACAGACTGCGCTCAAGTCTCTTATGACAAAGGCACGTCTGTTCGCTTGGCACTTACTGACGCAAGATCAAAAGCGCCAAAGAAACCAGAGCCAAAAAAACAACTTTCCGAAGAAGGGAGAAAAGGCATTAAGGGCTTGCGAGATGCCCTTAGAGGAAAGTAGATTTCAATCATGAATCAGCTCATTCCCACATTTAGAAGCATCGAGAAGCTGACTAATAACAGATTTGTGTCCATTGTCTTTCAGAAATCAACGGCACATGCGTACATCCTTGCCGTAAAAATTGCAAAACAAGCCGACGAATACAATGAGGTTACGGAGGGCAAGAAATTACTCCACTTCGCATTTTTCAATCGCTCATCCGAAAATGCGGCGTTGGCTGTCTCGCTGATCGAGGCGGCCGGGCATCTGCAAGGTATCCAGGTTTGGGTGCTGGGCGAGATAATCCTTTACCCGTTCAACGTCAGCCAGGTTTTGAAGTGCTATTACACTTCAACCCTATGTGACGACTCTAAAGCGCACTGCATTGTTTATCATGAGGACAAGCCGGAAAGCTCAGGACCGATAACCATCACTCTAAATGGATACCCAAGAGCCAGCAATAGCAATGTCACGGCAAAATACTTGATACCCTGCCAAAGAATAAGAAATCAATACGCGCACAGCGGATTACGACCCGAGCATCCGGCATCGCTTGAAGATCAGATTCAGTCAATGGCAGTCGCCAAAGGATGTCATTGGTGTCCGAATTTTTCTAAGAAAAATTTTAGGAACCTTTAAATTAACACTTCCTATACAGCTCTAAATTTTCATTATATTTATGCAGTTTTTCAGAGAAATACTCTCTATGACCAATTTTGCGTCTTATGTTACTTTTCAACTCTTCAAGTTTATTTGATTTTATTTGGTATATTATAGAATCAATTTCTGCTTTAGATGAATCACTTGCCATAAGAGTACCAATCGCCAAGGATTTGGTTTTTCCACCAGAAACACCGTTTCTTTTTTGTATTTCTCTAATGTTATTCATTGTTAAGTTACTCATCAACAAATCGACTTTGTTTAAGTCATTAAAATTATATTCAAAATTTTCTAATGATTTTCTATAATGCCTAAGCTCGCTATCCGATTCAGCAATCTTCTTTTCAAATAAAGAAATAGCCTTACCTAAAAGATGTTCTTTCCAGTTGTCTGGAAGGTTTTTTGCTTTTTGACCTGCATCAACTCCAAAAAACATATTTAAATCATTCGAGTAAGAACGAATCCAGAAGTCACATTGATACCAGCGCTCGCCATCCAAAAGGCATATTGTCTCAAGAGGCGGCATAATTGGCATATTAAAGTTTGAGACTCTATAGGCTTGAAGCATGTCATCCGTATTTACTAGAGAGCCATTTAAAAACCCATAGCACGAGCATTTTTCATTGACGCTTATTTGTGAAATTTTTCTACCATCTTTTTTAGCTCTTACTAATCCTTCATAACCGCGCATTAATTGGCTTGCTATTTTAAAAACATCTTCATGGATACTCCATGACAGTTTTTCTTTTGCAATTTTCGCCTCTACATAGTCATCGCTTAACGATAAAAACAATAGCTCAGATTCATTATCTGAGAATCCAATATTATATTGGTTATATTTTAAAATTTTAGGAATTACAACAAGCCTAAATTCATCAAGTTCCATTTTATATTTTGATGAGCTAGTTGTGTAGCTTGATAAATCTTTAGTAATGCTTTTGACTTTATTTGTTTTTATAATGTACTTTGTAGTATAAAATACTGTGCAAACAAAAATAACTATTAAAACAAATGCAATCATACATTAGCTGCCATGACAATTTATCTCCAGATTGGACCGAACGCGCCTGAGCACGTATAGCGCATTGTGTCCTTTGTAAGAACCCCATAAGGCGTTAGCTCACCCCATGCGTTTATTTTAAGAGTAATGTGTTTATTTACTAACTCTCCTTTATTGTTGCTTAAATAATCATAAACCCTTACTTCACCACCTCTACTCTCAGCATAGGTTTCCAGTCGCATACCATTAAACGAATTATCCCTAGCCCTTGCAAGCAATATATGAATTAGCGGTATAACTCTATTGTTTCCACAATCTATATTAAAACTATAAACGGCATCAAGCGAATTATCGTCTTTAAAATGTAGATTTTCTCCATATTTTTTCCATAGATCGCCTATATAGGCATCATGATCTTTTTCTGCTGAAGCCGGAAATGTAACTAACAACAAAACAATCATAAATAAAAATTTAATCATTACATAATCCTATCCATAAAAAAGCCCGGTAAAAACCGGGCTCCAAATTAAAATCAGCTCAGACTAAGCCGTAATGACAACCAGTCTGGCCGGTAAGGCATTTCTGCTGTGAACTTTTGCTTCCACCGCCGCGTAACTTCTATCGTCCACGGCGCGCCACCTTCGATGAACTTTTCAATGTACTCGTCGCGAATTTCGTTCATCATCCGAATGAAGTCGGTGTTCATATCCTCGACTTTGCTAACGGCATCCATCACGTTGTCGAACTGATCCATCGGCAAATCGTCCAGAGAATGCAGCCGACACTCGACGCGAATACGGTTGGCCAGATGGTCTGCGCCCTTCGGCATTCCGTAAAACGCCTTCTTGATGGCTTGAGCCAGTTCTTTGCGTTGCTCCCTGCTGATGCGCAGGTAAACCCGCTCATCGTGCGAGCGACCCAAGGACTCCTTACCCAAAAACTCACCCTCAAGCGGAATTTTAGCAACAAAAGAAACCAAATCAATAAATTTTTCCGATTCAACTTCATCGTAAGTGACTACAGAAAATTCCTTCATAATATCGCGCAGGATTTTGAACTTCGCGCCGTCGTATTGGTGCGGCATTGGAAGCTCTCGGGAACGCTTTTCTATCAGCTCTATTACGGTGTCTTGCTGGCAAGGTGTGAGTCCGCGCGGTAGCGTTTTTTGAGGCTCCACCCGCTCATCGGTTACCATGGCATCGTAAGCGCGGATCACTGTGATGTGGAATTTTGCGCTTATCCACATAGCATAGGCATAAACCAGCTCTTTTACAGCGTAGGTGCCCTGCTGCTTTCCTTTACCTTTTACAGTTTCCACCGCTTGAATTTTAGCTCCTGAAATTCCAGGAACATAACTTTCAAGCTCTAAAATCAATTCCTTTGTTTGTTGAATGGCCAGAAAATTAGATGGTTGATGACGCTTTTCTTCGCCGGAAGCTTTATGCAAATCATTAAGACAGTAACGATTGAACTGGTCTTGGCGGACTGAAATGCTGGAAATTGTTAATGCGCTCATGGATTACTCCTTTTTCATCGAGTTAATCCGCAGACCAAAGCTACCAAACTTCGGGCGGCGGGACGTAACAAGTTGGTAGACCGGGAAAAAGGTGAACCGGCAGGCTTTACAGCCTCTCGTTACGCCCCTCCATAGGAGTAAGCATAAAAAAAGCCTTGAACCTGGGAGGCGCAAGACTACTGCACCTTTTTCTTTAATGGGCTACCAAACCCGTTAGGCACAGATTAGCTCAGGAAAAAGGAAAATACAAGGGTTTTTTATGCGTGGGGAACTATAACATGAAATTGGGTGGATAGTTAACTTTTTTGGTAAAGTTTATGCGGCGCCAACAGCCTCTATAGCGGCAATAACCGTTTTGTACCACTTAATCTTAAGAACTGGAGCGCCTGATGAATGTCGTTTTTGTGTATCTTGGTAGACTCCATACTGTTTTCCGGCATCGGTAAGCTCCCAGTGAATCCGGTTCTTCTCGTCTCGAAAAAATGTTTGCAAACCTTTCTGCTCAAGAAGTTTGTTTATGGCGACCGCACTCTTATTTAAGCCGTAATGACAACCAGTCTGGAATGTCAGTGGGAGTTACCAATTGCTCTTGAACTGGCGAAACCAGAGCAGGAGCATTTAATAGTGCCAACACATCGGTTCCGGTTAAGACGAACGTAGCCTGGTTTGCAGACAGTATGCGCTGATTACCGTCAAGACCCACCATTTCCGCAAGACGCAGAGTGGCACAGAATGTTGTAGCCAGAGCATCGGCTTTTTTATCGGGCATGGAAGCACTTGCTCCATTAATGTCATACTTGCCAGTGCGGCGAATTGAAGGCAGGATTTCTTCGAAAACCAATCGCTCAAACTCTACCGCAGCCGGAAGTTTGCAGTTTATAATTAGCCGAAGAACGTCCGACTCAATAAGAACCCTAAATTCCTGGTGTCCTCCAGCGGTTTTAAGGGGGTAACGAATCGTTACCCCCTTACAGTGGTCGTTCATGGCTTTATTTGGGTTTGTAAACCCAAGAGCAGCGCAAACATCTTTTCCAACAAAAAGCGGCTCCCCATGCTCATCAGTGACAACGCGAACAGGAATTGAATTAAAATCGAACGGAATCAAATTGGACATAAATCATCAAAAATTTACTAATGTGGAAAGTTAAATTTTACGTAAACTATTTAGACGTATTTTCAAGTCTGCTCGGCTGATATTTGCTGTAAAGCACATCCCTAACGGCGCTGTTATCCTCGATAACCTCATACAGCTTAATATAGTCGTCCAACACCTTGTCTCTAACCGTCGATCGCCCGGTAATTTTTCATATTTTAGTTTTGGCGTAATTGTTAATTATGAATCTTATAGCAGCATATAATGAATCATGACTAGTTACTATTTCCATATTAATTTCTGGATAGAAATAAACATCATATCCTATACTTGATTCCTTTATTCCTATAAATGAAGAAATAATAAACATTTCAGAGTCTTTGCAATACTCAAAATTATCCTTTAGATAGTTATCAATAATTTCATCTATGAAACATAGGCTGTCTGTCAATCTTGATATTTCCGGATTAAATCTATCAAATATTAATTTTGAACAAAGCTCAATGCGCTCAGCATTTAGCTTGATTCTCTCCTTTTTATCGAATTCAGACTCTGCGCTTATGGTTAATCCAACTAAATAATTATTTATCTCTTCAATAGACACATTTGAACAGAACTCGTTTGGCATATTAGAGAATTTATTAAGCAACGCCGCTTCTGTTTCCCAGTATTTAAAATGGTATTCGCTGACATATGAACCAATAACTTTTCTGGAATTTCCTATTAAATCTGAAAGATATTTTATCCTTTGCAATGGACTTCTTGATTTACCTATTTTGATTAATCCACCATCAAACACTATGGCATATACATGACCATAAAGATTGTCTCTTTCCAAACCTGTCAATTCAGCTATCTCCAGGCTAGACATTGATTCAATCCTGATGAGGGGCAGAAGTATTTTAGATGACATTAATTTACCTGAATAATTGCCAAATTTAGGTATTTTATTTCTTATTTAAGTAAAGTCAACACAAAAAAAGACCGCTTAGGCGGTCTTGTCGTCAATCACGGTCTCCCAGTCTTCGACAGATTCCGGAGCCGGCTCAAGCGAACGCAAAGCCTCGTCCTCATCCCAGTCGTCATCCTCGAATTCTTCTTTGTCGCCGTTTTCAAGCTGGTAATAGGCCCAGTATTCGGCTTCAATATCTTCCGGCGTCAGCTCAAGATAACGCGGATCGGCAGGGGATAAATTGTACTTTCTCCGAAACCAGAATTGGTAAGTGCTGCTTAGCTCCTTTCCCCGGCGCTTAGCTTCCTGCTTTTGCGCCTGCCTGAAAGGTCTCTTCTTTTTCGCGGATTAGATCGAACAGCGCGAAGATTTGCGCGTCACGCTCAGAGTCCAACTCCAGCGCCTCAATATCCTCCCAGCCAGCAGGCGCTTCGACGCACAGGTTTTTGTGCGCGGCCATTATGGCGGCATAAGCATCCAGTTCTGGATCGGTTTCGCCAAGGTCTTTGGTAATTCGTAGGAAGTCGGCGCGAATTTTAGCCCGGTCGCCAAACGTGCGGCGGCCATACCGGAAAGAGCCAACCCCAGGCAGATCGATGAAAAAATCAGTGTCTTTTTGTGGTCTCACTTTAATACCCCGCTGAAATGTCTACGAAGGCTCCGGTACCGGAGATAGCTGTCAGCACCGCATAGCAATATGGCCAATCATCGACAACAAAACCGCCTGTCGCCACCGTGGTTCCTGATAATGACAAAGTATCCAGAAGCACGCCGCCAGATGCGGCATTCCAGTTACTGCCATAAATCGCTATCGTCGCCGACACTGAACTAGTGCCTGAAACTGCAGCTTGAATTGTGGTTGATGACAAGTTAGATGCGCCGTTCGTCCCCATGACCATGCCAGACGTTGCCGGGGCAGACGCCTGGTTTTGCATAATATATTTAGCTGTTTTAGCCATTTTACTTCCCGTTTCGCCGCTTGGCGTTTTGAAGCCGCTCGGCGTCGATGCGACATTCATCGCAGCAATACGCCTCGCCATTAGTGGTCTCGTCTGTGCAATACAGGCAAAACCGGTAATAAGTAAATGTGGAAGCGGGGCTTTCTCGGCGCTTGCGCTCGAAAATAGCCATTTCCTGCTCCATCCTGTCCTGCGTTCTATCTATGTCGTCCATCAAATTTTTTGTTCGGAAATAACTGGGCAGCGGTTGAGAAGCAATACTTTTTTCTCGCACTGTCCCTCAATGATTGATAATTTAGCCTCTAACGCCCCGACCCTTGAAAGAGCGTCATTGCGCTCCCTGGCCATCACGGAGATTTCGTCGCGCAAAATCCTGTTATCCTCCCGCAAGGTCTCGATGTAGGTTTCCTGACTAATGTCGGTTTTGGTTTCAACTTCTTTTTTCTTCCGGATAAAAGTGCGAATGGCATACGCGATTAGACCAACCACGGTAGCCGTAATATCGGCGGCATGATTTCCGTCTATACCGAAATCAGGCATCATGCCCCCATTCGGAAGTCAAGTGTTGCGTCAGCCAGCCGGATAGGACGCCATGGATCAAAATATCGATCCAGTTATGCCGGGCCACAACAATCGGCACTATCCACAGCGACAGCGCCGCCGCCAGATTGACATAGCGCCCAATAGATTTCTCCATGCCGTCTACCCAGAGCATCACAAACTGGAACATGCCGACGCAAAACATAATCTTCGAGAAAAAACAGGCGTAGTCTGTGACAATCATCGAATCCGACATAAGTAAAATAGCCGATATCATCACCAAATAATCCGGCAGACAGCCAACAAAATCAGGTCGACGAATATGAGAAAGAATTAATTTCATGGCGTTAAAAATAATGTGCGTTCATGTTCGCGACGGGCGACCAAGTCTGTAACAACTTCACCGTCGCATTTGTTCCAGAGCCGAAAGGCATCGGCGGCGGCTTCGATATTGCCATCGTTAAAATCGCGCAATACTGACGACGCGGCGAAAGCGCCAGCCCCAATGTTGTATGCCAGGCTGACCATGGCGCCGAACTGATTCGATGTTGGTGCTTTGATCAGGCGGCGCTGTATAGACTCGGAGAAGCGTTGAATATCGATTGTAAATAGCTGGTCTGCGCGCTCTTGCGTGATTACCAGTCCGGCGTGAACGTCTGGACCGGTATGACCATAACCAATGGTCCACACACCCCTAATATCCTGGTAAGACCTGAGCTTAAGACCTTCAGAACGCTTTATTAGCGCCTGCGCAACGCTGCAAACTTGCATGGATTACAAACCAATACCGGAAACATCCAAGGCATTGAACTGACCGCTGGACATGACTATTTTATTTGCCTCGACGTCAATACGGCCGGAAGCATACGAACAGCCGGAATATTTGCGCAGCAAGGAGCCATCGATTTTCGAGTACACAAGAATGTCGAACACTAATCCCTGTAGCGCGGCGTCGGAGTTTTCCGGAACTAGGCCGGCGGAACGCATGGATGCCACAGCCAGCGCCACGTTTTGCACGCTCAGCGAGTACCTAGCCATGCCTGGCACATATTCGATTGCCTTGGCATCGCCGATGCCAGTAACCGGTTCCGGCGAGTAGTCCTCGTCCAAGGATACGCTGCGCACAGCGCCAATTTGCACACCATCAAACGTAATAACGATGTTATTACCCGATCTGGTTTTAAGGTTAGCGCTCGACATTTGCCGACTCCAATAATTGATATTGGAATCAGTTTGTTGTCACGACTTTTGACTGTAAATGCCGCAAATAGGCAAAAAAGCCGCCCGAAGGCGGCTAGAAGTGAGGATAGATTATGCCGTATAAGTACCTGTGTACGGCACGATATGCATCGTGATCAATACATAGTTGCATGGAATGACAGGGCTGCATTGTAATTCCACATTCAGCACATCACCGCTCAGCGTAGCAACGATGTTTTTGTAAGCCGGATTGGCGGCATCGCCGACCAAGACCCCAGGCCCGACCGGATCGGGAGTCGCCAGCAATTTCAGCGCCGTTTCGGCGCGAGACACTGCCTCACTCAACAATAGTGGGCTGCCTTTGTTTCCCAATAGCGGGGCTAATGCCTCGCGAACCGTGCGAGCCGCGTAATCTGTCGCCGCGCCGGTAGACATTTCAACCCGATTGAAATTGGTGTTGATCAGCCATGTTGTTATCGATTTGACGATGCTAAAGCCGGTATTTGTCTTTGCCAGACACAAAACACCACCCAAAATCAGAGTATCTGTGTCGGCAGGATTGCGCAAATTCATCTCCAAGCCTTGGATATTTACCTGTTTATGAGTAAGCGGCGTTCCTGGACTAACGCCGGCAGCCATGCCACCAATCAAACCAGCCAGAACGTAAGGCGAAAACAATGTCAAAGCCCCTGTAAGCACATCGAAATCGTAATAACCGCCACAGACATAAGATGTGCGATCCGAGTTTATTAAGGCGGCATTAGTGATTGCTTGCGCTGTAGTCAGACCTAGAGAGCCGCCAACAATCGCCCTGCGCTCTTTTTTGCCGACCGAGCTCATGTATTGGCAATGAGCATCAGCCATGCTCCAAGCATTAGCCTGAAAACTGCTGGTAGGCGTAATCGGAACCACCCATTGCACGTCTACTGTTTGCAACAAGTTAAATGCGTTTTGCCAATTTGTAGAGTTTGCAGGAGCGACAGCTGTTCCACCAGTAAAATAGGTCCAGCCAATTGGCGCAGGAGCCTGAGTGCCAACCCTGGTAGCCGTGCAAAAATTTTCAGCAGCCCCATTAATAGCATCTACTATGGCCTGCAAATGGGCATTTACATTATATTGAACAGGCGGAGTCTGAGTTGTTTTGATATTTGCCGCAGCAGTAGTGCCATCGAGGCCATTTACCGTCGAATAGCCACCGCTACCACCAACCACGGCGGCCGTTATTCCCGTAAATGCCGTGCTGTTCAAGTAATTGACAAGCTTTTGGACAGTATTGTAAGTATTTAGATCAATGACAGTAGCATTTCCGCCAATAGTTAGGGTTAGAGATGTGTTGGTAATAGCTAATGTAGCTGTGGTTGCTGTACCTGAGTAAAAAATTGTAAAAGCGCCGCGATAAATGTTATCGATAAAATTCGTAACCTGGTCAAAGGACGTGGTAACCTGATATCCCTGTATTGATCCTGGCTGAATAGTAATAGCGACACGCCCGACATGAATGCCATAATCAGATGACTGTAACGATATTGAGGGATTAGAGTGCAAATCATTCAGCGTCAGAGTTGATTGAGTTGCAGTATCGACACGAATAAAATAAATTTTTGATGGCCCACCGGTTTCATTTGATGGATCAAACGCAGATTTGATGGCTTGAAGAGCCTCTCCGGACAGCAAAACAGACTGCGCCTGATCAAGACTGTCAAACGTATAGACGGTATTCGGTGCCCCACCTCCTGCAGAACCAAGAATTGCAAGGTTGTTACCAACCGACGCCGATCCATTGTAAAAATTCGAATCATCGACGGCACTGGCGGCGGTCGGCGTTGTGAGCAACCGACCATTAAAAAAAACAGACATTTTCTAACTCCAATAATTGTACTGGAATCAGTTTCGTGTCACGACAGAATGAAAATACAAAAGCCGCCTTCGGGCGGCTTTATTCAAGGTATTTGAACTAGAATACAGATAATCTTGAAGCGTAATACGAACTGAGATCGAATGTGCGACCGGCGGCAAGCTCGCTCTTGTAGAACGCACCCAAGGTCTCGACTCGCTTGTCGGTTACGGATGTGCGCTTACAGAAATCCTCGACGCTAATCGGGTTCTCTATTGGAGTTGGCACACCGTTAGCGGCTAACGCCTCCGCAACAGCTGGCGCAACAATAGGATCGGGTATTGTGGTGTCGGTAGAATCAGCCATAAATGTTTTCCTCGAATGAATAAGTTGAATTGATGGTATTGATAATGCTTGTTGAATCGTTCGTTACCGCCGATGGAGCCAGGCAACGCATAGTGCAGTTTGTCATGTACATGGGTATGTTGTAACTTTGGAAATCTTCCATGTCAGAGAATTGCTGGGTAATTTCCTGCAATTCATTGGCTGCGAATATCGGGTTATTGGCAATCAGCACCGATTTCAATGCCTCGCGCAAGGCTAAACGCTCGTCGCCGTTTTTGGCCCATACCACGATTTCCAGCGTGACATTCGACATGTAGCCGTCGGTCTCGGTAATGATCCCACCGCCGAACGTTCCACCGATGAAATCGTTGCCAATAAACTGGTCATCCTCGGTGTCAGAGGTCATGTGGACTGTAACTACCGGGAAAATAGTATCTTCCAATTGCGGAGAAGCGGTTAACACAGGGATAATGCCATTGGCCGGTTGCAACAAGCCGCCAGCAATCAACCCAGCAAGACCAACATCAATCCTGTCTCGAACCAAGCTCAATACATCCACCGAGCGGTTGACGAAAGTTAGTCCAGGCATGACGCTCATAGACGGCGCAGTAGACCAACTTGTGCCGTCGAAATAGAATGGCTGGTAGAAATACTCGGTCCCATTCGAAAGCGCCGCTATATCTATCACTGAAACCTCGGCTCCAGAATAGATCAAGGTCTGATCGTTCTCGTCGATAAATGTACCTGTCAAATTTCGGAGCAAGCGCCAGCTAACCGCAGTAGAAGGCGGATTTAGCAGAATTGACACTGAGTTTCCAGCCGATAACGAACTAAGCAAAGCAATCATGCTTACAGTCTGCCATCACGACCGAAAGAAGTTATTTTGAAAGACTAATGGCTTTGCCGATTGAGTCATTAAGCAATGGCTGTATAGCCTCTGAGACGTGCTGCGCCAAAAACAACCCCGGCTTGGCAG